CGGCTGTGATTGTGGCCTGTTGACCAGTTTGTCTAATGAAACTGCCCATTTGTATCTGAGCTGCACTGTCTATGCCTATGCTGGCAGGTATGGTGGCAGTGGCAGTGGCATAGATTTTGATTCTAGGATAGGTGCTGCTGTAGGCAGTGGTACGCTGAAACATATCGCCAATGCTGACATTGTTGATGGCATCAATTGTGATCACAGGTGCTGCAGGACTGGTGGTGCTGTTGAAGTGGTTGCCCACATCATAAAAGATGTTGTATCCCGAAGCGTTCAAACTCACACCATTGATGTAGATACCTTCTTCATAGATATCGTCAAACACATTGTGCATCACACGCACACCAGTGGCTCCACCGTTGACCGGTGTCACACCACCCAAGATCACACCTTGATACAAGGTATCAAATTGTCCATTACTGATCACTGCACCGTTGATTTGTTGTGCTGTGTTGACGGCATAGGTAAAGCCTGAAAATCTACAATTGTCAAACACAATTTGTGAGCAGGGCAAACTAGAAGTGCTGCTCCAGTCAATGGCCTTGGTATTGTCAATTGCGGTTGTGAGGTCAGCAGTGGTCAATGGCCCAAACACATCAACATTGTTGAACGAGCAGTTCTTGGCTTTCTCAATCAAGATACCTGTGTTGAGTTGGTTGGTTTCAAAAGCCATGCCTGTAACTTCAATATTTTGTGGTGCTGTGAGAATGTTGACTCCAGTGTTACCTTGTGCATCAGCAGTTTGTGCAATATAACTAGGCAATGCTTCCGCTGCCCAGTAAAGAGTCAATGCTGGCGGAAATCCGACCAGCCCCACAGGTACTGGTGCTATGCTGCGATAGTACAGGCCATTTGTCACATAATATACCAGCACTCCTTGAGCATAGGCAGTATTGGCTGCCCAGTTTTGTACGTTGAAACTGATTATGCTACTGTTGGCCCCTTCACCATACAGCCTGGCAAAACTAGGTATTACAACACTGTCTGTAACAATGTAGGTGCCAGCAGGGAAAAACAAACTTCTACGCACCTGTGTGTTGTTTTGCACACAATACAGTTGGAACAACGCACGATTGATAGCGTCAGTGTCGTCGGTGGATCCATCGCCCACGGCACCAAAATCTGTGACCACAGCATAACTGTCCAGCCTGCTTTGTATGCTTTGTGAAATAGGTGTGCTGGGTGTGGCACCAGTTTGTACGGTGTATCCGGCTGCTTCACCTTGGTAGGTGTACTGGTCAGCAAAACCTAATATATCTGAATATTCTGTGAGAATTTCAGTGTTGCCCACTGCAGGAGCACCTTCTTCCAGTGTGCCGTTGCCAATGAACAGTCTACGGTCATCCACTGCCCAGCCCAGTTCAGCACCAGCCAAGGGTTGGGGTAAATCTACTTGCAAACCCTTGCGGGCGGTGATTCGTGATATTTGTACAATTGCCACAGTGTGATTCCTTCGGGTATCACATATTTAGCAAGTAATACTGTTCAACCTTTTTCCACCATAGGTCCCGGTACCGGTCAAACTCGCTGCCTTCCAGCACAAATTCTTGGTATTCGGGCTGTGTGAGCATGTTCATTTGTTCGTCTAGCTGAGGTTTCACACACATCAAAACTACACCTTTTCGGATTTTTGTGCCGTGCAATTCGTTGTGTGCTTCTGCGTAGGCGCACAACTGCACAAAGTAATCGTCAATCCATTCACGCTTTTTGGGCTTGTTGGTTTGTTTGTAGTCCAAGATGGTTTCTTCATTCAAGTGTATACCCGCACCATCTGTAGTACCTGCATACACCTGGGGGAAATACAGCGGAACTTCGATGCCCCAGAATTCACTTACATTCTTTAGGCCGTGTTCTACAACTTTGTGTGCCATGGCATGGCTTGCCCAGGAGAATGGATTTGTGCCACGGTCTTTGATCACCCCATCTCGAACATACTGTTCAAGGTAAGTGTGCATGCGGGTGCCACGGTTAGCTGCTTCTGTTGTGATGGCTTGTGCTTGTTCCGTACCTACCCTGGCTCGCCAGTTTTGCAAGGCCCGTTTGCTTTCCTCGCTTTTGGTTTTGTCAAGTATGGTTGTTACACTGGGTAACTTGTTGCCATCGGGTGTGGAATAATATCTCTTGCCTTCGATGGTCACACGAGGAACTGGTTGGTAATCAAATCGGGGGTTTAACAAATTAAACTCTAAAACTTTCTCCGCAACCACAGCGGTCACGTTCATTGGGGTTGGTGAATTCAAAGCCTTCATTAAGGCCTTGGCGTACATAGTCTACTTGTGTGCCCGACAAATACACATCATGTTTTTTGTCAACCAGCACACAGAAATTGTTCTGAGCATAATTTATAGTGCTGGGGTCGGGCTCATATTGTTTTACATATTCTAGCACATAAGCAAGCCCTGAGCAACCTGTGGTTTTTACTGCCAGGCGTATGCCAGCATAGCCTTTGAGTTCAACTAGTTTTTGTACTTTGTTTTTAGCAGTGTCAGTGAGTGAGATCATGCTTTTTACGATAGTCCTCTACGGCTGCTCGTATTGCATCTTCAGCAAGAATAGAACAATGAATCTTGACTGGTGGCAATGCGAGTTCCTGAGCAATCTCTGAATTTTTAAGAGATGCCGCTTGGTCAAGCGTTCGTCCTTTAACCCACTCGGTAACAAGAGAGGATGAGGCAATCGCACTGCCGCATCCGTATGTTTTGAACCTGGCATCTGTTATAATTCCATCTTGAACTTTGATTTGCAATTTCATCACATCACCACAAGCAGGTGCTCCTACCATGCCTGTGCCAATGCTATCGTCTATTTCAAACTTGCCCACATTACGTGGATTTTCATAGTGATCAATTACTTTTTCTGAATAGGCCATGTGATATTCCTTCGCTGATTATAGCGTATTTACTGATGTTTGTCAATTAGATTGGTTACAAGCCGCGGTCTTTGGCAGCAGCTGATTTGGCTGAGGCAGCCACAATGTCTTGTGCTTTGTTTACTGGCATTTTGGTGGGTCCTTCAGGTGCTGAACCTTTGTATCGGATTATTCGGGGATTTTGGGAATCCATGGGTTCCAGCACACTGTCCAAAGGAGGCTGACTCACAATGCTCACAATGTTTTTTTCATTAACTGGAAATCCTAAACTACGAGCAGCAGAAATAAATGCATCGGTGCTGATCTGTTTTTGTGCGTTTTCGTCATCGGCCCGGCCAGAAAGAAAGTTCACTAGACCCAATAATTTTTTTGGATCTGGTGCACCCCCGGATTCGACTTCGTCGATTCTCATTATCTACGTGCTCGGCCCAGTGCGGCTCCTGCTGGTGCAGGTTCTTCAGCATCCATTTCAGCACCTATATCTGCACCTATATCTGCACCCATCTCAGCACCAGGCATTGGTGGAGGTACTGCGCCTGGCATGCCACTGGCAGCCATGCTGGTGTCTAGTGCAGCTGGTTGTCCTGTGACCACACCCAGTGCGGTTTCCAGTTGTTGTTTGGCACCTTGTAAGTTTTGCACAAGACCTTGTAATGCACCAGTGACATCACTGTTGAATTGTGTGGCTTGTTCCATGCCAATTTGATTGCGGATTGAATCTACTAGAGCAGGCAGTTCTTTGAATTGCATCTCTGTGGTGTCTTCCAACATTGATTGCATTTTGTCTACCATGTCTTGTGCAGCCAACACAACTTGTGCTTGCTGAACTTCAGATTCTTTCAACATGCTGTAGGCTCTACGCAAACGGCTTTCGGCAGTCATCAACGCAGCACCAGCAACCATTTTTTGTTCGTCAGGTGTGAGATTTTGGCCAGTTGTACTTTTCTTTATTGCTGCTGCCAATTTGGGATCCTTGACATCCACTGCGGGCTTAACACTGGATGTCGTAGCAGCGGTAGTAGGGGCACTGCTAGAAGTAGTAGGCTGTATGGGAACTTGTTCTTCCCGGATGCGACTGGTCAATGCTTGTTCCATCATCACAAGTTTCAAGTAAGCAGGGTTGCGCTCACTGGTATGACGGCTGGGGCTACGCTGATGTTCAGCAATCACACCACGCACACGTTTGAGCATGGTATGTGCTTCTCGCATTGTGAGTCGGTTCACAGGCATCTTGGTACCAAAGTAACTTTCAAATACTTGGGCTACTTGGCGGCTCTTTTTTGGTGTGGCCAGTTCGGTTAATTTCATTTGGCAAATCCTCTTAGTTGTAGATATTTAGCCGAATTTAAACATTTTTCAAGTTCTTGATTCAGCAGGGTTAGATTCTCAATTTTAGGTGCAAGTTTGGTGCGCACCATTTCACGGAATTCAGGACGTGTACTGTGTTCTGCTTGCCCACGACGGCAATGTATGTCAGAAGTAAGTGTTTGTTTTTTGTTGTCTAGTATACGGATGTTTTGTGCTAATTTATATTGTTGCAAGTGATCTGCCACGCACCATGACATAGCAGTCTTTTTACTGCTGAACATGCTCACAAGATCATCACTGTGATACACAGCAAAGCCTGCAGACTCAGGTTTTAAATGATAACGTCCAAATGCCACATAGCCACCATGTTCATCGTCAATGATGAGTTCAGTGTACACACGTTTGAGTTCACGCTCGGCAAAGCGTTCTAATTTTTGTTCACGGGTCATAGTGTTCGAATGTAGTGAGCTGTGAGCCATCCTACCACAGCCAACAGTGTGCCGATGATGCCAATGCCCCAGGCAATAATTTGATCGTTGCGTTTTTCGCCCATTCGGCGCACAATGTCATGCACTTCTGACACCATGCTTTTGACTTCAGAGATTTCATTTTCCACTGTTTCTATCTTGAGTTCCAGCATACGGTAACGTTCTGCACACAGCTCAACGTGGGCTTCGAGACTTTTCTTTTCAATGTCAGTGGTATCAACCATGGTCAGGCTCCAATGGCGTATTTATGGCGCTGAACCAAATGTTTTGATTGGTTCCTTGAGCATGCAAGGTAGCGGTGACTGCTTCTGCTTCGTCTAGGCCTGTGACCATGGGCACACCTTCACAATCACCAACAAGTCCATCTAACTCATCACTGCCAAAGTTGCTGCCAAGCACACCTTCAGATTCAACATCAAATTCAAAATGCCAGCCATCAGTGTGTTTTGTAGGTGGCACAACATTCATGGGCTGTGTTCGCAGGCTCATTATTTGCAACAAACTCTCCCAGTTGCGTTGCTGATTACGGCTGCGGTTCCATTGTTCGGCGGTATCGATCACCAGGCCTGTCTTTGTGGTAAATGGTAACTGCTGTGGGCGGAGATGTCCTGTGACACCAGTAAAGGTACAATCAAAAAGGGTGCGGCACAAGACTTTCATTATGTGCATATTTAACGCCAAAAAGAAACCCTGGATTTT